AGTTTTAGTTATTGCTGGGTATCAATACAAGGCAGCTTTTGTAGCAGACCAAGAGATTAATATGGTCGCTTGTTTAACAGAAGTAATGGCAAACTGTAAGTTTAAATAATGAAAGCAAATAATAGAAAAGAATACTATAAACAATACCATTTAAAAAATAAAGAACGTAAAAAAGAATACGATAAAAGATGGTATTTAAAAAATAAAGAACGTAAAAAAGAATACTATAAAAGATACCGTTTAAAATATAGAGAATGGTATAAAAAATATTCAAGAGAATACCGTTTAAAAAATAAAGAAAAAATAAAAAAACATAAAAAAGAATACGATAGTAGACCCGAAGTAAAAAAACATAAAAAAGAATACCAATTAAAAAATAAAGACCGAATAGATGAATGGAGAAGAGGATGGGACAAGAATAAACGCCTAACGGATCCCAATTATAGAATAGTTGATTCTTTACGAAGCAGATTGTATAAACTTTTAAAAGGTAAAGATAAGTCAGCTTCAACTATGGAATTACTTGGTTGTACAATTGATGAATTATGGACTCATTTAGAATCTAAATTTGAACCTTGGATGACAAAAGAGAATTATGGTAGAGGAGGTTGGGATGTAGACCATATTGAAGCGTGTTCTAAATTTAATTTAACCGATCCAGAACAGCAACGCATATGTTTTCATTGGAGTAATTTACAACCTATGGAGCATATTGCTAATATAAAAAAAGGGGCAAGATGAAATGATGGATAGAAAAGCAGTACTCGGTCAAATAGGTGAAAAGATAGTAAGTAATTACTATTCTAGGGCAGGTAAAGTAGTAGAACACTCTATTGATCCTTTTGATAGTCATAAAGATTTATTAGTAGAAGGTGAACGAGTTGAAGTTAAAACACAAACTCGCTATTATACTAAAGATTGTTTTACTCTTAAAACGAATCAACTTAAAAAATGTATGGATGGGTTTTATATTGTAGAGTGTCCTACATCAGCAAGTAATGTATCTTCACTATATAAAGTAGACAAAGGTTTTAGATATACCACAGGTCAGATGAATAATGGAGATATTAGATACGAAATAAAAAGATTGCAACCAGCTATCACAAAATTAACAGACATTGAAGGTAAAGAGAAAATGTTATTGAGAAGATACAGCACAAATTATGTACGAACTAAAAGATTATCTTAAAGCTATTAATGAATCAAAAGAGAATTTATTAGACACACCAGACCCGACTTGGGAAAAGAAGTACCCACCCTTTGTAATTAACCGTTGTCTATCTATGTTCTATGATACCATAATGCATAGTAATGAAATGAACGGACTACACTTTCTATCTAAACGTATGCAATTTCACTATTTAATAAATAGTATACGAAAGAAAAGGCGATTTGGAGGTAGGTGGTTATCAAAAACCAAGTTGAAGAACCTAGACATTGTAAAAAGGTATTATGGATATAGCAATACAAAAGCAAAGGAAGTACTCAACATACTTACAGATGACCAAATTGAAAGACTTAAATTAAACCTTATACAAGGTGGGAGAAAGTTTAAATGAGTGAGGATATTATTAGTTGGTCACAAGGCGATATGCTTGAGGTGACCATTAAACAACCTGATGATTTCTTAAAAGTCAGGGAAACGTTAACAAGAATAGGTGTGGCGAGTCGTAAAGATAAAACATTATATCAATCTTGTCATATATTACACAAGCAAGGCAAATATTATATAGTCCATTTCAAGGAATTATTTGCATTAGATGGTAAAAAATCTACATTAACTCAAAACGATATTCAAAGAAGAAATACCATATCTTTATTATTACAAGATTGGAACTTAATTGATATAGTTAAAAAGGATATAACAGAAGATAAAGCACCATTGAGTCAGATAAAAGTATTACCATTTAAAGAAAAGAAAGAGTGGACGTTATCTGCTAAGTACAACATTGGGAAGAAAGTGGACGACAAGAAAAAAGAATTTAAAAAAACACCAACTACGAGTCCAATGAGTGATGAATAAATGCAGATACCAAAATTCAAAGATTACATAACAGAAGCAAAAACTTCTGGACCATATAGATTAATCATTATATCAGATGAACCTGAAAATGATTTAAACTTCCATACAGCAAAAAACTTAATGAAACAAGCAGATAAGCTTGGTCATAAGTCATACATCTATAGAAATACTGGTGGGTATGTAACCGTTGAAGATGATGGAGAAATGTATTTCCATAATCAAGATGACAAAAAAGGATTTAGAGTATCAGCAAAAGATACAGTTGCTATTGTAAGAGGTTCAGTAGTACGTAGAGATAGTTGGATGGACTTGGTATCAAGATTAGAAAAACACCAAGTGTGTGTAATTAACAGTAGACAATGTATTAGTATGTGTGCTGACAAATATAGAACTTCATTAAGATTAGCAGACTATGGTATTAAACAACCTAAATCAGTATTGGTAACTGATCCAGAAAATTCAATACAATCATTTGAAAGTTTGGAAGAAAAGTTTCCTGTTATCTTAAAGACATTAAGAGGTTCAAAAGGTGTTGGTGTCTTGTTTATTGAATCAGAAAAATCATTAGATTCAATAGTACAATTACTTAATAAACAAGATGAAGATTCTGATATACTATTGCAACAATATATAAAAACTAAATGGGATGCTAGAGTATTAGTATTGCAAGGTAAAGTATTTGCTGCTATGAAAAGAAAAGTTGTACCAGGAGATTTCAGAAGTAATGTATCAAGAGGTGCAGAAGTAGAAGAATTAACACTAACAAAAATAGAAACAGAAGAAAGTTTAAAAGCGGCGAAGGCAGTAGATGGTCAATGGGTAGCAGTAGACTTTATTCCTTCGGAAGATAGAGTAAAAGAATCACCATTTGTTATTGAAGTTAACTCTTCACCAGGTACAGAAGGTATAGAAGAGGCAACACATAGAAATTTAAGTAAAGAAATAGTACAATATTTTGAAGATAGAGATAACTGGAAGAAAGTACCTACCGAGTGTGGATATAAAGAAGTTGTCCATATACATCCATTTGGACGTATAGTAGGTAAATTTGATACAGGTAACTCTGGTACGTCTGTTATACACGCTGATAAAATAAAAAAAGGTGGTGGTAAAGTTACTTGGTCATTAGAAGGCAAGACACTTACAAACGATATAGTGCGTAAGCAAACAATTGAAGTAGGCGGATTAAGAGATTATAAAGAAGAAAGAATAGTAATTAAACTTGATGTAGAATTTGCAGGTGGATATTATAAAGAAGTAGAATTTACCCTAGATGATAGGGATGAAAAATCTAAAATATTATTTGATAGAGAAACAATGAATCGTTTTAACGTAATGGTTAATCCGAATCGTAAATATATAATAACTACAAAGTATAGTTTAGATGACAAGAAAGGAGAAGATAAAAAATAAGATGAGTATAAACGGAAAAGTAAAATGGTTTAACCCAACAAAAGGTTATGGTTTTATTGCTAGAGAAGACAATGAGAAGGATGTTTTTGTACATTCCTCAGCGGCTAAAGCAGCAAACCTGGAACTTAATGAAGGCGATGAACTAACTTTTGAAATTACTGAAACACAAAAAGGTAATTCAGCAGTAAATTTACAAAGACAATAAAGAAGGGACTACAATGGTTGAAATAACCAGAAGTAAAGAAGAGATAGCAAAGGACATTAAATTTATCTTGGAAGATAAAGTTGCTCCTGCTGTGGCTCAGCACGGTGGGTTTATAAATTATTTAGACTTTGATATGGATTTAGGTGTTGCAAAATTAGAACTAGCAGGTAGTTGTTCAGGATGTGCAATGTCTAAACAAACATTACATCAAGGTGTGGAAGATATGCTTAAGCATTATGTTCCTGAAGTCCAAGCCATTGTAGGAGAAGACGACCAAAAAGCAGAAGAACGAGGTTATTCACCGTTCATACCTAGAACTAACATTGACTAATTTTTAATTCTATGATATATTATAATCAAGGAGAAATATAATGGCACTTAGCGAAACTGAAATCTTAATCTGTAGATTGATAACTGGAGAAGATGTTATCGGAAAAATTACAGTAGGTTCAAAAGTTATCACAATACATAAAGGGTACGTTATCATACCAACACAATCAGCAAAGGGACAACCTATACAGTTGATGATGACGCCTTATGCTCCATATTCAGATGGAGATATTGTTGAAGTCAACGCAGATAAAGTTGTATCTATAACAAAACCAAAAGAACATATTAAACAAAACTATGTCAGTAGTACTTCATCTATTGTAACACCTAAAAAACAGTTAATAACTGAAACAGGTTTGCCTACATTAGATAAGTGATAGATGTATATTTTGTAAGGGACGGATCCAAGATTCGTGTTCAGACTAAAGAAGGTTTGAGTGCAATGGAGGCAGCGAAATTTGAATCACACGTACCAATACCAGAAATTCCTGCCGATTGTGGTGGTAATTGTATGTGTTGTACGTGCCACGTATATGTTGATGAGAAGTGGATAGACAAAGTACCAAAACCAGAAGACTTATCAATAGAAGAAGAACAATTAGAATATGAAAGAGGATATAAACCAGGTGTTAGTAGATTAAGTTGTCAAATAAAACTTACTAAAGACCTTGATGGTTTAATTCTCCATTTGAGACCAGATGAACTTTTATAAAAATGTAATAGAATATAAAGGCAAACTACTTGTTAGAGGTGTAAGAGATAACAAAGAGTTTAAAGAGAAGATTAATTTTTCTCCAACATTATATTCAGTATCACAACATCAAGAAAAATTTAAATCATTACAAGGACATAATTTAAGACCTATTGGGTTTTCATCTATTGACGCTGCTCGTAGATTTAAACGTGATGTCGCTACTAAAAATGCACCAGTCTATGGACTTGATAGATTTCATTATCAATACATCAATGAAGAGTATCCAAAACAAGTTAAGTGGTCAAAAGAATTAATTAAAATATTTACATTAGATATAGAATGTACCTGTGAAAATGGATTTCCAGAAGTAAATAATCCAGTTGAAGAACTATTATGTATTACAGTTAAGAATCAATCAAACAAACAACTTATAACGTGGGGTGTTGGTGAGTTTAAAACTTTACGTACAGACGTAACTTATATTAAATGTACAGATGAAAGACATTTAATAATGGAGTTTATGAAATTCTGGTTGAAGAACTATCCAGATGTTATTACAGGTTGGAATACTAAATTCTTTGACCTACCATACTTGATGAATAGAATTCAATTAGTTGCAGGTGCTAAAGTTGCAAGTAGAATGTCGCCTTGGAACTTAATACATAAAGAAGAAATAATTATAAGAGGTAGACCTAATACATATTATTCATTGTTTGGTATTGCAATGTTAGATTATCTTGATTTATATAAATGGTTTATACCAGTAAGACAAGAGAGTTATAGATTATCTTTTATAGGTGAAACTGAATTAGGTGAAACTAAAGTAGAAAATCCATATCCAACATTTAAAGATTTCTATACAAAAGATTTTCAAAAATTCGTAGAGTATAATATTCAAGACGTAGAAATAGTTGATGGTTTAGAAGACAAGTTAGGGTTAATTGATTTATCTTTAACCTTTGCGTATGAAACTAAAGTAAACTATAACGATATTTTCTCACAGGTGAGAGTTTGGGATACATTAATCGCAAACCACTTGATGACAAAAAAGATTTGTGTACCTCCTAGAGAGGACCACGTAAAGGACACCAAGTATGAAGGTGCGTATGTGAAAGAACCTAGACTTGGTATGCAAAAATGGGTGGTGTCTTTTGATATCAACTCTCTTTATCCACATATTATTGTACAATATAATATTTCTCCCGAAAAAATATTAGGTGTTAAACCATCTGGTGTTTCTGTGAATAAAATGTTGAGTAAGAAGACACCCCTAGATTATTTAAAAACTGAAGGTGCTTGTATAACACCTAACGGTGCAATGTTTAAAAGAGATAGTCAAGGGTTCTTACCTGAAATGATTGAAAAGATTTATAAAGACCGTGTGATATATAAGAAACGTGAGTTAAAAGCACAAAGAGAATATCAAAAGAATCCAACAAACGAATTAAAAAAAGAAATTGCTAGATGTCATAATGTACAATGGGCAAGAAAGATTGCATTAAACAGTTGTTATGGTGCAATAGGTAATCAGTACTTTAGATATTATGATATAGCACAAGCAAGTGCTGTAACTACAGCAGGACAATTCATTATTAGATTTGTAGAACAAAAAGTAAATGAATATCTAAATCAAATATTACAAACACATAATGAAATAGATTATGTACTAGCGTCTGATACAGATTCAATTTATGTATCGTTTGATAAACTTGTAGAGAAGACTTGTAAAGATAAAACAGACCAACAAGTATGTGATTTTCTTGCTAAGGTATGTGATAATAAATTAGAACCGTTTATCGCAAAACAATTTGAAGACATTGCAGACTATACAAACGCATTTAAGAACGCAATGGTTATGGCACGTGAAGTTATTGCGAACAAAGGTATATGGGTTGCGAAAAAAAGATATATGTTAAATGTATTAGATGAGGAAGATGTAAGATTGTCTGAACCTAAACTAAAGATTATGGGTGTAGAGGCAATTAAATCTTCAACTCCACAAGTATGCCGAGGTAAGATTAAAGAAGCAATTAAAATAATTATGTCAAAAGAACAATCTGATTTACATACTTTCATTGCAGGTTTCAAAAAAGAATTTATGAGTATGTCTGCTGAGCAGATATCATTTCCAAGGTCTTGTAATAATATGAGAAAATATGCTAGTAGTAAAGATGTGTTTATCAAAGGTACACCAATACACGTTAAAGGTTCTTTGATTTATAATCATCAAATAAAAGAATTTGGATTGCAGAATAAGTATCCTTATATACAAGAAGGAGATAAGATTAAGTTTATTAAATTACTACAAGCAAATCCATTTAAGTTTGATGTGATTAGTTATATAACTAAACTACCAAAAGAGTTTAATCTACAAGAGTATATTGATTATGAAGTACAATTTGAGAAAACTTTCCTAGACCCTATGAGATTTATATTAAACTCAATAGGTTGGGAACACGAAAAGAAAGCAAGTCTGGAAGCGTTTTTAGGATGAAAGTATATATTTTTTGTCAAAGTCAAATAGGTAATGGACATTATGTTAGATGTAATAATATAAGAAAAGGTCTTGATGATTGTAAGTTTGAATATATAACTGGTACATTTACAGATGATGAAAGAAGAACAATATTTACTAAGCAATTAGAAATAATAAATGATTATAAACCAGATGTTATATTATTGGATGGATTTCCTTTTATGAGATATGAATGGTTTGATTCTGGTATGGAATTTTTATTAAAGTCTGTAAATAATAATGTAAAAATTGTATCATCTATTAGAGATATTTGTTATCCATTTAAAGGAGGTAAAAAGCCAACAAGATTTCCTGCTAGAACTGTTGAGTGGGCAAATGAATATATTGACGTTATACTTGTACACGGAGATAAAAATTTTATTGAGTTAGATGAAAGTTTTGAACATTTAAATTTAATTGATCCACCTGTTTACTATACAGGTTATGTAACTGACACATATAAACCAGAACCACAGAAAAGAAATGGTACAGTTGTATCTGCTGGAGGTGGTAGAGTTGCAGAAGAAGTTTTTGATAAGGCAATGGAATTATATGATGGAACAGATTGGACTTTTTCTGTTGGTCCTAATTATCCAAAAGAACATTTAGAAAAATTTAAACAATGGGCAAGTGATAAGAAAAAAGTAAAGATAGTTTATAATGTTAAAAATTTTAGAGATTTACTTGCTAAACATAAACTATCTATTAGTCAGGCAGGATATAATACAGTTATGGACTTATGGATGACTGATACACCTGCAAAATTTATTCCATATGTAGACCAATTTGGAGAACAAGAACAAACTACAAGAGCAAGACTTGTAGATAATATGAAAACTAAACCAGATATGAACGGTGTACAAAAGACAAAACAATTATTGGAGAAAATATGCGTGAATTAATTTTAAGGGATGATGATTGTTTTGAGTTGACACAAAGCACTCGTAGATTTTTAGAACTTACAAAAAGGATACCAGTAATGTTGGCAGTTATTCCTGGTAGTATAAAATTTAATCTTGTAGAATTAATTAAAAAATATCCTAATGTAACTGTAGTACAGCACGGTTGGAAACATATTAATAGTGCAGATAAAGATAAACCAAAATTTGAAAAGTTTGATAGGTTAGATATACAAACAGGTAAAAGTATGTTAGAATCATTATTTAAGAAGCAATTTTATTCTTGTTTTGTTCCACCGTGGAATAAATTTGATGGTGATTATAAGTTGTTATATGATATGGGATTTAAAAAAGTTTCTGATAGTAAAAATGTAATTGATTTGATGAAAGTTAAAGATAACGTTGTGGAAGAAATTAAAGTACCAGAAAATGATACAATAATGACACACCATACACATAAAAATTGGGATGATAAATGTTGGTTGTGTTTAGAAGTGTTAATTGAACAAGAGAATATAAAATGGAAAACTATAAAATCTTAATAACAGGTGGTCACGGATTTATTGGTTGCCACATATCACATATATTAAAAAAGTTAGGTCATACCGTAGGTGTAATAGACAACTATACAGATTACAAATACTATGATGTTAGATTGTATAGGAAAGTATTAGCGCAAAGAATAAAATATGCTAAGGCAGATAATATATATTTAAGAGATATTTTAAAATCTGAAACTGTATTTGAAAGTTTTAAACCTGATATAGTTATACATTTAGCAAGTTGTCCTAATGCTAATATGTTATTAGGTAATATTGAACAAGAAACTAAAACAGCAATTACTGGTACTTTAAAGATTTTACAATTGTGTGTTAAACATAAAGTAAAAAGAATTGTATATGCGTCTTCAAGTATGGTGTATGGTGATTTTTTAACACAAGCACCAGATGAATTTCATCCAACAGACCCTAAAACACTTTATGGTTCTTATAAATTAGCAGGCGAACAAATGATTAAATCTTTTAATAAGGATTATGAATTAGAATATTCTATATTAAGACCTAGTGCAATATATGGAACAAGAGATATGATTATAAGAGTTATAAGTAAAATGGCAAAAAGTGCTATAGAAAAAAGTGAAATTGATGTTAATGGTGTTCATAGTAAATTAGATTTTACAGATGTTTCAGAAGTTGCAGAAGCATTTATACACGGTGCATTGCATAAAGGTGCTGTAAATCAGATTTTTAATTGTTCAAGAGGACGAGGTAGAACTATAGTAGAAGCGGCAAGAATTGTTAAAGATTGTATGGGACAGTTTAGTTGTAAATTAAATATTAAAGATTCGGATTCTTTTTATCCAACTAGAGATACTTTAGATAATAGTAAATTGAAAAAAATAACAGGATGGGAACCAAAAATAGATATTGAATATGGTATTAGAAAATATATAAGTTGGTTTAAGGAGAATAATGAATAACTTTATAATGTTTTTTGCTGTATTGTTTGGAGGTTTTCTAGCACAGAATACTAATATAAAACTCTACCAGTTTATTATATTCTTATTAGTAGTGAGATTTTTAGGTAAGGCATATGGATATTAAAAACGCAGAAAGTTTAGAACATTTAAAAACACTTGAAGATAATAGATTTGATTCGTGTGTAACTGATCCACCATATCATTTGGCGTCTATACTTAAACGATTTGGTCCAGGTCAAAAAGGCATTAATAATAAAGATGAGAAAGAAGGACGTAATGGTCCTTATCATAGAGCGGCAAAAGGATTTATGGGACAGACTTGGGACGGTGGTGATATAGCATTTAATAAAGATTTTTGGAAAGAAGTATTAAGAGTTATGAAACCAGGTGCAGTACTCTTATCTTTCGCTGCCACTAGAAACTATCATAGAATGGCAGTTGCAGTAGAAGACGCTGGGTTTGAAATATTTGATATGATACAATGGTTATATGGTAGTGGTTTTCCTAAAAGAAAAAACTATTTAAAACCTGCGTGTGAACCTATTGTAATGGCACGTAAGGGTGTTAATAAAAGTTTAAACATAGATGAGTGTAGAGTGCCTGGGTATCAATGGGACACAATTAAAAACAGAAGAGAACCTAAAAAACATAAAGAAGCAATTTATAAATTAGGTTTAAAGAAAACAGGTACAGGAGAAAAAGTAGAAGGTAGATATCCTGCTAATGTTATACACGATGGATCAGAAGAAGTTATAGAAGAGTTTAGAAAGTTTGGTGAAGATAAAGGAGCAAAAGCACCTGTACAAAAAGAACAAGGTAATTATTTCTTTTATGACCACGAATATAAAAAAAGAGGTGATGATGGTAAATCATTTCAAGGAGATACAGGTACGGCTGCTAGATTTTTTTATTGTGCTAAGGCAAGTAAAAAAGAAAAAGGAAATACAGAACACCCTACAGTTAAACCATTAGAGTTAATGAGATATCTTGTTAAGTTAGTTACACCCAAAGATGGAACAGTATTGGATCCATTTGCAGGTACAGGTACTACTGGTGAAGCGGCGTTATTAGAAGGTCGTAAGTATTACTTGATAGAAAGAGAAAAGAATTATTTTAAAGACATAGAGAAGAGATTAAAGAAAGTGAATCCGTTTTTTGTATGACAATTTTATTATCAATGTTATTTGTATTATTAATTTATGCAATACCTTTATGTTTATTATTAATGTGGAACAATGAAAAACCTAGACCTTAAACAATTCGCAGACGAAAATAGATTGCCTATTATGGACTCTATTCAATTTAAAAATTGGACAGATGAAATAGGTAAAGAAAAATTTAGAGAACTATTAGCAGAATATATTGCTGAACATAGACCAGAATTTCCTTTAAATAAAATTTCATATGATGTTATGAAAGATAATATAATAAAATTAAGTAAGTTTGATACTAGCAAACTTTGTACACCTAATGAACAAAGTCATAAAGATATATTTGAAAAGTATGATGACTATAAGTATCCTTATTCAAAATATGGTCTAGGACTAATTGACGCTCCATCAATATATAATAAGTGTAGTAATTATTTTCATCAAGAGTTAAGATTAAATTGTTCAAGTTATAGTTTTAGAGCACCAATTGAAGTTTTTAAAAATGGTAATGCAAAAGATATATGGAAATGTTTAGGTGCATTATGGAGAGGTGTGAATAGTACCAAAGATTTATCACCAGGTAGTTATAGAGAAGCAATAAGATTAGGTACATATGTTGCAACACAATTTAAACCAGTTGTTGCAAAAACAATATACGATATGACCAATGCAGAAACAGTATTAGATACGAGTTGTGGTTGGGGAGATAGACTAGCTGGTTTCTTTGCTAGTAAGGCAACACATTATTATGGTTGTGACCCTAATCCAAATACGTATAAGAATTATCAAAAACAAATAGAAGAGTATAGTAAATTCTTTAAAAACAAAACTGTTAAGATATGGAATTGTGGTGCAGAAGATTTACCTTATAACGAACTACCAGATATAGATTGTGCATTTACAAGTCCACCTTATTTTAGTACTGAACAATATAATAAAGGCGGTGAGAAAGAAGAACTACAATCTTGGCATAAGTTTAATGAGTATGAGCAATGGAGAGATAATTTTTATCTTCCAGTTGCAGAAAAGACAATGAGTAAATCAAAATATATGTTTGTTAATATTATGGATCCAAAGATTAAGGGTACTAGATATAGGTCAAGTGATGAACTAGTTGATAGATTTAAAGATAAGTTTTTAGGTCAAATTGGTATGAGGATTATGCAAAGACCACAAGGTACTAAAAAGTTTAAAACAAAAGAAGAGTTGAATGTCTTTATGGCAATGACTTATATTGAGAATATTTGGTGTTTTGGAGAGAAGATAGACTTATTTAAACACGCAAGAGTAGGGACGTTAGAGGCGTTTATATAAATAATAATATGGATTACTTTTATTTATGTTTGGTTATATTCATCATCAATGATGGTTTTGCTATGTCAAGGCATTACTGTTCCTATTTAAGAAATTTACGAAAGAAAATTATAGAGAAACTAACCTATGGTTGGTGGATTTCTATACATAGCGTTATAGATATAGGAAGTATTATTGGTATGATGGTATATTATAAACACCCACAGCACTTTTGGGTTGTTATTTCCATACCGATAGTTATTATACTATGGTATATACCTTTAGGATGGAAAAAGTATCGTGAGAATAACGATTTATAGAAGACCAGATGATTACATTAGTCATAACTTTCTACCAAAGGAACTTGACTCGGTGAAGGAATTATGTTATATTAATAATATAAAATTTTATGTATTAAATTATTCAGAAGAGGAATATAAAGAGTATGAAAGACTTTCTAAAAGAGATTATTAAAGAAACAGGAAATGAATTTGCTAGTTTAGCAAGTGAAGGTATCACAGCAGGTGATGTAACTTCATTTATAGATACAGGTTCTTATTCTTTTAATGCTCTTCTTTCAGGTTCAATTTACGGTGGGTTACCAGGCAACCGTATTACAGCAATTGCAGGTGAGGCAGCAACTGGTAAAACATTTTTCGCATTAGGTATTCTCAAACGATTTTTAGATAAAGACAAAGACGCAGGCGTTGTTCTGTTTGAATCAGAAAATGCAGTATCAAAAGATATGATTGAGAGTAGAGGCGTTGATAGTAAAAGAGTTGTAGTAGTACCAGTATCAACAGTACAAGAATTTAGAGCGCAGGCAATTAAAATAGTAGACAAATATTTAGAACAAGACGAAAAAGATAGACAACCTTTAATGTTTGTGTTAGATAGTTTAGGAATGCTATCTACTACAAAAGAAATGACCGACACAGCAGAAGGTAAAGAAACAAGAGATATGACAAGGTCACAAATTGTCAAATCTACATTTAGAGTTTTAACACTTAAACTAGGACAAGCAGGTGTTCCTATGTTAATGACCAATCACACGTATGATGTTATTGGTTCAATGTTCCCACAAAAAGAAATGGGTGGCGGTTCAGGATTGAAATACGCTGCTTCAACAATCATCTATCTTGGTAAACGAAAAGAAAAAATCGGCACCGAGGTTATTGGTAATATAATTCATTGTAAAATATACAAATCAAGAATCACAAAAGAAAATGCTCAAGTTGATGTTAAGTTAACTTATAAAAAAGGGTTGGACAAACATTATGGACTATTAGAACTAGGTGAAGAGGCAGGTATCTTTAAGAAAGTATCAACAAGATATGAAATGCCAGATGGTTCTAAAGTATTTGGTAAACAAGTTAATGATAATCCAGATAAGTATTTTACAAAAGAAATATTAGATAAGATAGATGAACACGCAAGACGAAAATTTACATACGGATCAGAAGAGTAAAAGATACACCTTTGCTCAAAAAGAAGGTGATGATTTTTCTTGTATTAAACTTACCGAAGGTAAGTTTGCAGGTGTAGTATATCATTATGGCAAAGTTGGATTTGCAAAAGAAGAAAACAAAGACGGTACACTACCAATGAAGTTTGATTATACAATCAAACAGAATCCAAATAATCTTGACTTAAATGAGAACGTAGAGTTTCTTAATTACATTGGTGATTTATTAATAGAAATATTGGAGCAACAATTAAAAGATGGTACAGCAGTCATTTCATAATTCAGATAGACTAGAAACAACTATATTAAATAATCTTTTCTTTCAAGAAGATTATGCTAGAAAAGTATTGCCGTTTTTAAAAGAAGATTATTTTCCATTAAGAACTGATAAGATTTTATTTACAGAAATATATAAGTTTGTTCAGAAATATAATAATCTTCCAACAAAAGAATCCATTTCAATTGAATTAGGACAAAGAAAAGATATTAATGAAGATGAAATTAATACATTAAAAGATAATATTAATTCTATAACTAAATTAGATTCCGATCCAAAATGGTTGTTAGATGTAACTGAAAAGTTTTGTAAAGATAGAGCAGTACATAATGCTGTACTAGATGGTATTAGAATATTAGATAAGAAAGATAGTAAGAGAACACCAGAAGCGATACCAGGTATACTAGCAGACGCATTAGCAGTATCATTTGACCAACATATTGGTCACGATTATATAGATGACGCTGATAGAAGATTTAAATGGTATCATACTAAAGAAACAAAATATCAATTTGATTTAGATTATATGAATAGAGCAACCAAGGGTGGTGTTCCAAGTAAGACTTTGAATATTGCATTGGCAGGTACAGGTGTAGGTAAGTCTTTGTTTATGTGTCATTGTGCAAGTGCTTATTTGGCACAAGGTTTAAATGTATTGTATATCACTTTAGAAATGGCAGAAGAAAGAATTGCTGAAAGAATTGACGCAAACTTATTAGATGTAACTATGGACGATTTACATACAATGCCAAAAGAATTATATGATAATAAGATAGATAAGATAAGAAAGAAGACTGGTGGTAAATTAATTATTAAAGAATATCCAACTGCCGCTGCTCATAGTGGACACTTTAGAGCATTGTTTAATGAACTTGCATTAAAGAAAAGTTTTAAAGCAGATGTAGTGTTCATAGATTATTTAAATATATGTGCGTCAAGTAGATTTAAAGGTGGCAACATAGGTTCTTATTTCTATATCAAAGCAATTGCAGAAGAATTAAGAGGACTTGCAGTAGAATTTAATGTACCTTTGTTTTCTGCTACACAAACAACAAGAACTGGATTTATGAGTACAGACATAGGACTAGAAGATACGGCAGAAAGTTTTGGATTGCCAGCAACAGCAGACTTTATGTTTGCAATAATATCCAATGATGATTTAGAAGCATTAGGTCAGTTAAAGATTAAACAATTGAAGAATAGATATAATGACCCAGGAATTAATAGGTCATTTATTATAGGGGTTGATAGACCTAAAATGAGATTGTATGATGTAGGTCAAACAGCACAAAACATAGTTGACTCTAATCAAAAGGAAACAAAAGAAGAGAAAACTGCTTACGATAAGTTTTCAGATTTTAAAGTATGATGAGAAAGAAAACTATTTTTACAGTAGATATATATGAGAAATATAATTTTCTAAATGATACAGAAATAGATAAATTAATTAATAGCATTAATAAAGAAGATTTAGGGCAGTATGATTACTTTAAAGGTAATGCTAAAACAACATATGTTAATATGGGAGGCAATGCTTATATTTTAGACTATCATAAAGATATAGAAGATAAAATTATGAACGAAGTTTATACACCCAATCAAAGAATGCAAGACTCTTGGTGCAATATACAAGGTGAAGATAGTACACTAAACTATCATAGTCATCCTAATTCAATTTGCTCTGGTGTTATATTTTTAAAAGTAGATGAAAATAGTAGCAAGTTAGTTTTTCAAAACCCTTTTTCTTTTACAAAAGAAACTTATCAAATAACACCTACAAAAGGAATGATGGCAATGTGGCCGAGTTTTTTAATGCACGGTTCAGGAGATAGTATTAATAAAAGTAAAGAAAGGACTGTATTAAGTTTTAACACATATTGGAAGTAATATGGGAATGAAAGTAGGCGTTAAAGGAAAAGTATTTGATGGTGCTTGGAGACCAGTAAATAAAGCATACAAAGATGGACACGAAAGAATCTTTGGTGCAAAGAAAAAGAAAAAAGAAAAGAAGGTAGTAAAAAAAGTAGTGAAGAAAAAACAAGAACCACAATTAATAGATAGTAGTAAGATGATATGAAAAGTTTAGTTGAAGAATGGGATAAATTTTTTAAACAACACCCAACTGGTGGACCTTGGGATTATAAAAATCCTAGTATGGAGCGAAAGCTACAAGATGGTCACGTGGTTGATTTTATAAAGTATTATAATTTTGAAAAAAATTTAAAGGTTTTGGATTGTGGATGTGCAGATGGTAGAAATTCTGAATGGCTTATAGCCGAGGGGTTTGAGGTAACAGGTGTAGATTTTTCACAAACGGTGATAGAAAGAACTCAAAAGCGTTTACCAAAAGGAAAATTTCTTGTTGGAGATATAAGAAAATTAGATGAGATTGAAGAAAATAGTTTTGATTTTCTTATTGACGCTGGAGCTTTCCACGTGAACTATCCAGAAGATACTCTATCCATTATAAAAGAGTATCATAGAATATTAAAAAATTCAGGAAAAATGTTTATTAGAGTTTTCAATAAGGAAGACCATACATCTAATCCTATTTTTACTATAAATGAAGACTTAACTATGCCTGTGTTTGGGTATAGTCAGTTTGTATTTACTAATCACATTAAAAATTATTTTAATGTTAAACATAAAATATATGATCCTAACTATGGAATGCACGGTCAAGGATGTAGTTATTATTATTTGGAAAGTATATGAAAAAACAAAAAGTAAGGTTCAGTAGAGGCGATAAGAGACCAGCAAAGTATACCTATAAACTTTCTTACGAAAAGAAGTTAGTTAAGAAAGGTAAGAAAATAGTTTGGCACGTCATAGAGAAACCAACTGGTTCTGTATTATCAGAATTCTTTTTTGAAGAGGATGCTGACAAGTTAGCGAAGTTCCAAAATAAGAATAAAGTCTGGCAAGAGAACGGTGGTATAGTTAAACACCTGTGTTTCCAATCTAAATAATTCCAATATAAATAGTCATAGGAGAGAATATGGCATACGAAATTTCAGAAATCTGTACAGCGGCAGCATTAATGTTCACTACAGATGAACTAAAAGAATTACAGTCAGGATTTAATTCAGGTGAATTAACTAGGGATGATTTATTAGCAAAACTAGAAGAAGCTAAATCACTTATGAAGATTGGTAAACCTAAAGCTAAAGTTGGGCAGGTTGTTTTTACAGATGGTAGCCAACAACAAGGGTTTATGAATTTAATTACTGACAAGAAAGCAAGTAATCCAGATAATAAAGTATTAGATAATTTTGCTGTTGGTTTATCAGCGGCATTAGGTATTCGTGGTTTTGCTAGAAAAAAAGGTGGTACTCAACCAACTAAAAAAGTTTTTATGACTGGCTCTAAATGGCCGAGTGAGATTGAAAAGTTTTCTTTACCAGAAGGAAGTTTTAATTATAATTCTGCTGATATATTGGTTGAAAATAATTCTGCTAAAGCAAAAGTAAAAAAATATTATGGTATTTCTTTAAAGAAAAAACCTACACCAGCAGCGAAACCACCACCACTTATTAATAAAGCTTTTGATACAGTTGTGGCAGGTGATAAAGATTTTGAGAAATTATTGGAAGTACTTGACAAACAAAAACATAAATTTTTTGCTGGGTTACTTAAAAAAATAATTGGAAAAGGTAAATTATTGCAATTGAGAGGGATGACAATGCCAACAAGTGATGAAGATATATTTAATATGAAAATTAAACATCCATTTAAGTCTGGAAATATAAGACTAATATCTATAAAAAATGGTGGAATAGTAAAACCAGTTTTTAATATGTCGTTGGCGGGAGATAAAAAATTAGCAGAAATATTATTTGCAATACCTAAAGAAGAATATCCAGAAGCTAAATGGAAAGTGAGGCAGTATTTTAATCAAGCTTTATATGGTGGAGGTAAAAGTAAATATTGGCAAGGGGTACTAAAAATATTGGATGAGCATTCTGAAAAATTTGCAGAAGCACTTATTGATGTTATTTTAAAAGTTAATTTATATAATAAATTAAAGAAACAAGATGTAGATGAATCGGAGTTTGATTTTCAAGTAACACAAGGTATAGGTAGAGTTACTCCAAAAGGTAGGGTAAGTATAAATGATTCAACAAATTTTCCAATTAATACTTTACTTTGTGGTTATAATAGAATTCAGCAAAAAGAATTTAAGAATAAAAATTGGAATATTAAATTGAGAGATGAAGTAGATGAAGACGGTAAACCTGTTAAGGGTGATACAATAGACAAGGCAGCAAAAATTAAAATGTGGTTAATGAAAGGTGACGACCAAAAAGTATTAGATTTAGAATTAAGATATAAAGGTAAATTTGGTCAACAACCACAATTTACTGGCACTCTTCATCCAGATTTCAAAAAATTATTAGATAAAGAATGTTTTTAATTATATATGGTCTTCAACAAAGTCAGATAACTGTCTGAACAAAGAACTTAAATCATAAGTTTGAATTTGTACAGCGTCATCTTCATCTTCATACTTTGTACTATAATCATCTATAAGAGTATTCATTTTCGTTTCAGCTTTATCTAAAACTTTTTGAATTTCCTCTTGTAAAATGTCAAAGTCTTTTTCGTGTGGTTTCATATGTATATACTATCAGTTTTGGATGGGACAATCTAGTGAAATCGTAATCAATCTTTTTCACGTAGTAAAATAGTATAAATAGTAGTATATGATTTGTTAATGGATATGTGAATATAGATTATACTAATGGAATAAATGAGGAATAATGTTTAGTTTTAAAGGTTTTACAACAAACGATAAGAACACACACCTAGAACACCTAGAAGATGATATAATCAATAGAGGTTCATCTGGTGGAGTTAACGCAATTAACTTTCTAAAATCAGTAAGAGATATGCTCGCAGGTCACTCGGGAGCAAAAATCAATACTACTGTTAAATGGGATGGGGCACCTGCTATTATATGTGGGGTCAATCCTGAAAACGGTAAATTCTTTGTTGGTACAAAATCAATATTCAACGTAACCCCTAAAATCAATTACACAACAGCAGACATAAGACGGAACCATTCTGGTCCTGTTGCTCAAAAACTATCAGTATGTCTTAATCATTTATCTAGTCTAAACATTAAACAAATTTTACAAGGTGATTTATTATTCACTAACGATAAAAAATCAGCTTCAATTGATGGTGAAAAAATGATAACCTTTACACCAAATACAATCACATATGCAGTACAGGCAAGTAGCAATATTGGTAAGAAGATTGCTCGTGCTAAAATGGGTATAGTATTTCATACAATGTATACTGGTAAAGATATGAAAAGTTTAAATGCAAGTTTTGGTAATGTTAGAGGGTCAGGTAATGCAAGAGTATGGGTTGCGAGTGCTGAATATAAGGATGACTCTGGTTCTATTACTTTTACTAAATCAGAACTAGGAAAATTTGATGCTCAATTAAGAATGGCAGAAGGTTCTTTAGGTAGAGCGAGTAAGATATTAGATGAAATGACTAGTCGTGCTAGTGACCCTTTATCTGTAGGGTTTAGATTAAAAGCATTTTTCAATCATTACATTAGAAATAATAAAGGTAGTATGGCAAAGGTTAGAGTTTTGCAAGATATGTTTAGAGATTATTATGAGAACATTTTGAAGACAGAAATAGACCAAAGAAAAACTGAAAAAGCAAAACAAAAATATAGAGATATATTAGCAGATGGATTAAGATTTATTAATCAAAATAAATCAGGTCTATATATGGCAATTGCAAGTCACGTAACTTTAGGTAATGCGAAGAACACATTGATACAAAAGATGAATCAAATTCAACAGATAGGACACTACATTAAAACTGGAACAGGATATAGAGTAACAGCACCTGAAGGATATGTTGCAGTAGATAGAGTAGCAGGTGCAGTAAAAATAGTAGATAGATTAGAATTTAGTAGGGCAAACTTTACGTTGCCAAAAGGATGGAAATAAATGAAGTTTAAAGAATTTTTATTACAAGAAGGTGTATACGATCCAGGTATATTTAAAGCCTTTTTTATGGCAGGTGGACCAGGTTCAGGAAAAACCTTTATCGCTTCTTCCGCATTTGCTGGAACTGGATTAAAGTTTGTTAATTCAGATACAATATTTGAAAGAGCATTAAAACAGGCAGGTCTTT